ATACCAATAAACGTATACCAATTAGGGAAGATCCTTGCATGGCGCGGACTACACGCCCCCTCACCCACACCGAAGTACAAAAAGCCAAAGCCACCGATAAAGACCTCACCTTGCATGACGGTGACGGACTCTTTCTCCTGGTCAAAACTACCGGCAAAAAAATTTGGCGCTTTCGCTACCAGGTGCCTGGCACTTCTAAACGCACCATGATCAGCCTTGGCGCTTATCCTGCTCTTTCACTGGCTGATGCCAGAGAAGTGCGTGCAGAGAAGCTTGCGATGTTAGTCCGAGGGATAGACCCGCAAGCAAGAGCTGATGAAGAAGCAGAGAAGCTCCAAATCGCTCAGGAAAGCATTTTCGTCAATGTTGCACGCAAATGGTTCGAGCTGAAACAAAGTCACGTCAGCGCTGACCATGCTAAAGATATCTGGCGTTCTATTGAGAAAGACATCCTCCCCAGTATTGAAAATGTTCCTGTTCAGGAGCTGAAAGCACGCACTTTGATCCAGGTGTTGGAACCGATCAAAGCACGCGGAGCATTAGAGACAGTCAGACGTTTGGTGCAACGCATAAATGAGATAATGATTTATGCCGTCAATGTTGGGTTGATTGAGGCAAATCCAGCTTCAGGTATAGGTAATGCTTTCGAACGCCCGAAGAAGCAGCACATGCCTACAATTCGCCCCGAAGAACTGCCCAAGCTAATGCGCAACATTTCTATGAGCAACCTGTCTATACCAACCCGCTGCCTGCTTGAATGGCAGCTACTGACGCTCATACGCCCTGCCGAAGCTTCTGCGACAGCCTGGTCAGAGATTGATATAGAAAATAAGCAATGGTGTATACCGGCAGAACGTATGAAGGCAAAGCGTGACCATATAGTCCCGTTGTCGGATCAAGCATTAGCGTTGCTGGAAATCATGCGTCCAATTAGTGGTAATCGTCAGTACGTATTCCCTAGCCGGAATGACCCGCGCAATCCAATGAACAGCCAGACAGCTAATGCAGCATTAAAAAGGATAGGCTATGGCGGGAAACTCGTTGCTCATGGCCTGCGTTCAATCGCAAGCACTGCAATGAATGAGGCTGGTTTCAATGCAGATGTTATTGAAGCTGCTTTAGCACATAGTGATAAAAATGAGGTTCGTAAAGCATATAATCGCTCAACCTACCTTGAAAAGAGAATTGAGTTAATGAATTGGTGGGGGGTATCAATACAAAAATCATATAAATATTAGTGAGAAAAGGTGGCAAACTAGCCACCTCAGTAAAATCAATTATAATCTTTGAATTTACTCCTAAGATAGTTAAATTGCTGCTCACCAACTTTCAAATACTCATCTAAAATTTCATTTATCGCAACATCATTCAAGATAAAAATATATTTACCTTCATGTTTAGCTAAATCTTCTAACTTTTTATTTAACAGGCTTTCGGAAGCCTTAAAACATGCGACTAAGCATACTGATGTTTTAATTTCCGACATTTCAATAACTAATTGATCAAGATAGTCAGCATTAACATCAACCTTATTCATTACTATATTAATCAAAACCTTCTCCGATAGAATTTCAAAAATCGAAAAATCAAAGAAAAATCCAGAACGAGATTCATTTAACATCGTAAAACTATAATCACCTACTTCACTTCTTACAATGCACGGCGAGAAAAGCGAAGGATAAAAAACAGTTAAAAATAACTTCTTAAAGCTTTTTAAATACAAATCAATATCTTCATTATCAAAAGCAAGTCTTAAATTTTCTAAATCGGAAGAAATAGCACTTGAGATCGCACCTACAGATTCATCAAATCGTTTATGCGGAAGTGGCGAAAGAGGAGACAGTAATAGTTCCTCTCTATATTGATCTATTGCCTTTGGATATTTAACCAATTGACTTTCTATAAATTCCTTTGATTGTCCAAATTCCTCTATAATTCTTTTTGCCGTAACAGTTGGTCTACCTCTTAACACTTTAACTAGAGCAGTGCCTAAACCTAAATGTTCTGTTCTAATTTCAGGTATAATATACTTCCTATATAAAGAAGTGTGAGAATAAGCTATTTTTTCACGAGCTAACAGCTTAGGGATAAGTATAACTTCTTCTCCACCATTAACTGGGAGATCTATATTTCTTTTAATCCACTTACCAATACCTGGATCCCATACGCGGAGTCCTTTTACCTCGACCAATTCAATGTTATAAAATTTACAAACATTCTGAGTGTACTCAATAAATGGCAACTTAAGAATATTACACACTGAGTCAGAAATCCTGTCCGAGGCTATCCCTGAAATTGTTAATGCAGTATCCTCAAGGTCTCTTAATAATCCAGACTGAGCTGCCTTACTATTTTTCAGAGATTCTAATATTAGTTCCGCTGTTTTTTCTCCCAACGCTTTTCCAGATGATGCTTTTGATGAATACCCAAGATGAAAAGAATTTGATTCTTTCAAGGATGAAAGAAGTACAGCAGCTCTTTTAAGTTCATTCCCTTTGATACTTGCTAAAATCTCTGAAAAGTAATCCTGCATTAATTTTTCGAGATTATTCCCCCACGATGACTTCAAAGCTCTAATGTACGTAGGGTCAATAAAAAATTTTAAATCTGTATCTAATGGAACATCAATAAAATCCAGACTTGCTTGTTCATAGTCCATTTCAAACGCTTCTGAGAACCTCATATGACACCCCTTTAATTTGACACGCATACAATAAGAATCATCTCATTCTTATTACAACTAAAAAGGGATCACAAGAAACATCATATGAAATTGCTAACACCATCACTTTATGCATTGTTTTTTATACAAAATTATTTTTCTATTTACAGTTTGGCAACACGAAATAAAAACTATCTATCTATCTATACTCAAAAATTAAATACCAGATTTATGCGTGATCTCCTTGTTGTGCAGAATGAAATCACTGCCTCTACCCCCCGCGCGCAGTTCTCCCCGCCTGCCCGCTGCTGACTTAGCTCATTGGTTTTAATGCATGAAGAAAAGCCGCTGAAAGCCCGTGTAGCAAGGGGTTAGAGCCATTTTGAGCACTCCCGAATGCATGCAAAAACATGCACCCTATGCATGCAGCGCTCACAAGGGCAGGCTAGCCAGAGAAAAGGCTGTCCGGAATGACGGTTTTGCGCTGCATCAATGAAAAATACCGCCTTCTTCGAAAGCGGCACTTGAGATTATTTTTTGGAGGATTGAGACAAGCCGAAATTTATATTTTCTGCTTTAGATTTTCTCTTTTAACGATTTTACTGACACTTTCATTTGTTTTAAATGCGCATGAACATGCCAGCCTGGTGCACTGATAATAAGACTCCTTTGTCTGTTCGGTGATATAACGACTTGTGCGAATGTGAGAAACAGAGCTGCAAAGCGGGCAGCGCATCATTTGCTGTTACTCCTTGTTTGAATCGACTCTCTTGGAGAGTTTTTGTGCCAGTAATTGTCTTTTTATCGGACTTTGCAGCAGCCCCATATCGACACCAGGCAGCGCAGGAGGATGCATCCCGATTTTCTCCAACATAGGTTCTGCATCCATGTTGAACTGACCGATGTGAGCCGCACCGACTAACGCGTTGCCAATTTCAGCGCTGATAATTTTGCCGGGCTCTACATAATGACCGGATTGTGTTTCCTGATAACTTACGGTGGATAACGCCAGAAGTTTAAGTTTTACAGCGCGCACAAGCGCCGGACTGAGATTGTTGATGGCCATGCGCCACTGTGTATCAGCATAGGCGTTCAGTGCGCTGCGGTGGGCGCTAATCAACGCTCCACCAGCATTAGCACAATGCAACATCGCCGACTGTTTTTCGACATTCAATTCTTCAATCAGGTCATCGAACTCTTTAACCAATCCCTGCTGAATAGCCCGCTGACTGTGTGCGTTCTTGAGTTCGTCAGTCATAACCCCCCGTGACTTGCGAAAACGCGAACGCCAGCTCTCTTCGTTCTCTTTGATTTCGCTGTTCGCCGTTTCTTTCTCCTGGGCGCATCGCGTAATCGAACTTTCAATTTCATCAAGTGCCCGCTTTTTCTCCGCAAACGCCGCTTTGGCCTGCTCAAAGTGTTGGATAGCACCTTCCGCGTTTCCTGATGATGGCTTTTCGTTGTGACCGGCTTTGACCTGAAGAAAGTCTTGGATAACGGTTTCGACGATTTTGGTTGATTCGGGTTTCATGGCATACCTCAGCAATGTGTTGTCAATGTGAGGATATTGTGGGGAGGCTGGCACAACATTTCTATCTGATGGCGTTTGCTCAGCGCTGGTACAACGGGCGGGATAGTAAGCCGGGAAAGCGGGAAAGGTTTATATTTCTATAAATACTATTCACTACTGTTCACTATAAAATAAAATACAATAAAATTATTAACTTAAGAAGTAAACACCTCATCTGAAGGTATTCACTCACTGTTCACTACTATTCACTCTCTGCAAAAGCCTTTTTCTGGCTAGCCAAAAATAAATCAATCTTTTTTCCTATTAATAAGTAAATGATCAATCGTTAAAATAGTTTGTTTTGTGTTTATAAAATAACCAACCTAGCAACAATGGCACTTATTGGCATTAGTTGGCATTTTGTCTGGTGTCACCTGATGTCACCAGGAAAAAACAAGCACTCTCTTCTAAAAGTTTTAGCGGCAACCACTTGTTGCTAAACGCAAAAATATTCTCACAATAGGGGGCTCCTTAACGAAACAGCCGGTACTGGACGCGTCCAGCCGGATACAAATATGAGGTAGCACCATGCTCTCCCCCGCTCAAAATACGTCCCCTTCCTCAGCCCCTGTGATGCCACTGGCATACCCACGCGATCGCTTTATGCGACTGCCGGAAGTGATCCACACCACTGGCCTGTCCCGCTCCACCCTTTACGACTTAATCAGTCGTCAGCAATTTCCCGCGCAGATTTCTCTCGGCGGCAAGAACGTGGCCTGGCTGGCTTCCGAAATAGAGGGCTGGATGAACGACCGCATCGCCGCACGCGCTCAGGAGACCATGCAATGATTTCTCTGTCTGTCGGTCATCATAATATCCAGCTCAATACACAAGAGGCGGCCTATCTGGCTGAAGGCCTGATGGCTGCCGCCTGCGGCAGAAAGAGCCCTTTGCCTGCATTTACCAGCAATACCCTGGGCGTGTTATCCGTGACAGCCGAAAGCGTTAGTTCAGGGGATGATTCGCACTTCCGATCAAATCCGCAGCAGTCCGATCAAGTCCTGACCGATTGCTAAGGAGAAACGGCTAATGCTTCAAAAAAGGCTTTTCTCTGGCGAGCCCCTGCTCTATAGTTTTTGTGCTGCCGCAAAATCGGCAGCCGGGCGTGAGAACCCGAGCAACTCAATGGCGACACAACACGCGCCTGGCGTGTTTTTTTATGTCGTAGCCTTAGCGCACCTGTTATCTGCTCAGTGGTTTCTTAACCGCTGTGCTTATCAAGCAATGGTAGCTCAGGCGGGGCAGCCTTCGGGCTGGCCGGTGTTCATTGAGGCCGGTATTCTCACCCCCGTCTGGGCTACCACCCAAGAGCGTGAGAACTCAAGTGGTAGCAATAACCATTACTCAATGGAGGCTGCCACCATGGCTACAACCCTCACCACCCCACATCCTAAATTTACGTTCCTGTTCGCCGCCGTGCGCCGTGCTGAACCTAAAGCGCCGGTCTGCATGCTGCGCTCCGCCGCCGACAATGAAGATTCTGCCCGTCGCCTGTTTGCCCGTGACTATGTGCTGTGCTTTGCCGGTCGCCTGCCCGCTCAGGAGGCCGCATGAACAAGCTCGCTTCCTTCTATTTCCCCAACACCCATTATCCTATCCCGCATGCTGATTTCCTGCGCCTGCAACATGCGCACAACGTCGGCGTGATGTTCCTCGACATGCTTGATACTCAGGACACGTTCGGGCATGTACCCAGCGGCGATCAGCTGAATTCCATGGCCTCCGTTGTTGCGCTGCTGACTGACCAGCTAGGCAAAGTGGTAGACACCTGCGAGACCGCCATCAAAACGCAAATGGAGGATGTCTACGAATGAATACGACTCAGCAATCCTGCCTGCCGGTTGAAGTGCTCACCGCCCTCTACCGGCGCGCCCTGGCACAGGCTTATCTCGATGCCTGTACCGCCTACGGCGTTGAAACCGGCTACTCGCTTGATGAACTGCAAATGACCATCGCGAAGGAAGTCGAAAGCTATTACGTCCGTCAGCACGGCGCACAGCTGGGTATGGACATCGCCTGCGCCATGCTGCGCGACATGGTGCAGCCCGATATTTTGGTGGCAAAACCCCGCCTGACACCGCTCGGAGAATCCATGATGGACGAGCTGTTCCGGCCTTGTCTTCACACCACTCCACATACCACGCTGCACTGACAGAGGCGCACATGACACAAATGATTGTTCAAAACACCGTGAGCGCCGCAAAAGGCCGCTGGCCTCAGCTTCTTTCCGCGCTGGGAATAAACGTTGCCCCTCACGGGCATCATTCTGCCTGCCCCGTTTGCGGGGGAAAAGACCGCTTTCGCTTCGATAATCGTGAAGGAAGAGGCACCTGGATATGTAACCAATGCGGTGCCGGTGACGGATTAAACTTGGTTGAGAGAAAACTGGATATCAGTGTGAAAGAGGCCGCCGTGAAGGTGGCTGAAATTCTGGGAGAGGTTCAGCCTCTTACGGTTCATCACGACGAGGCCGCAGAACAAAAGCAAAAAGACCATGCCCGCCATAGGGCAGCCGGTCAGGCCAGAGCGCTGGTGAATGCCGCCCGTAAAGCGGCAGGCAATGCCTATCTGAAGAATAAAGGCTGGCCGGATAAGGAAGCGCTGAACTTACAGGGCAGCGGCCTGCATGTGGGCGGCATAGATTTCGCGGCGGGTGACCTGGTCATTCCGCTTTATGATCTGTCAGGTCACCTGGTCAACGCCCAGCTCATTAACGGGGCGGGGAAAAAATGCACACTTGCAGGTGGGCAGGTAACCGGCGCCGCTCATCATTTTGAAGGCAATGACAACACCGTTATCTGGATGGCAGAAGGTTATGCAACCGGCCTGACAATCCATGCGCTGACGGGTGAAACCGTGTATGTGAAGATGGGTGCCAATAACTTCCCACATCTGTCTGAGTGCTTGCGAGAGAAATACCCTGACGCCCTGCTGCTTATGGCCGCAGATAATGATGAGAACGGCACAGGACAGAAGAAAGCGAAAGAAGCCGCAAATCTGGTCAATGGGAAGGTTGCGATCCCCTTAATTGCCGGTGACTGGAACGATGTATTCATGCAGGAAGGTCGTGACAAAGCGCTGGAACAGCTCCGCGCTTTTAATCAGCAATCTCAGAAAAGCCCCTTTGAAACGGTCAGTGATGCCGATCTCAAGGCCATGAGCCAGAGTGAGAAGTGTGAACTGCTGATGGTCCATTATGAACACCGTCTGGCTATGCCTCCGGTGGGGGAAGATCTTTGCCGCTATGAGGAAGGAGCTTGGCAGGTATTGCCGCACAGGATGCTCAGCCGAGAAATTGCCGCTCTATTTCAGAAAGCACAAGCGCCTTTTTCAGCGCCCCTCATTAGCGGCATGATCGAAACCCTAAAGCTCATGGTGCCTGAAATGAGCAAGCCCGCGCGTCACTTAATTGGTTTTCGCAATGGCGTTTTTGACACCCGCACCGGAAGTTTTAGCTCTCACTGCAAAGATAACTGGTTGCGCACCGTCAACAGCGTGGATTACTCGCAGGCCAAGCCAGGAGAAAATCTTGCCGGGCATGCCCCTCACTTCTGGCAATGGCTGACGCGAGCGGCAAACCAGCAAAGCGAAAAGCAAGAGCGCATTCTCGCGGCGCTTTTCATGGTTCTGGCGAACCGGTATGACTGGCAATTATTCCTTGAAGTGACAGGACCAGGCGGCAGTGGTAAAAGCGTCATGGCAGCCATAGCACGCATGCTTGCAGGAAATGACAATACCACCTCCGCCAGCATCGAAACGCTGGAGTCCTCCCGCGAACGGGCTTCCCTGGTGGGATACTCGCTGATCATCTTACCCGACCAGGAGAAATGGAGCGGCGACGGTGCAGGGATTAAAGCCATCACCGGCGGCGATGCGGTAGCGATTGACCCGAAATACCGTGACGCTTATTCGACACATATTCCGGCGGTTATTCTGGCAGTTAACAACAATCCGATGCAGTTCAGTGACCGCAGCGGCGGCGTATCGCGACGGCGGGTGATCATCACGTTCCCCGAGGTGATACCCGCGAATGAACGAGATCCACAGTTGATAGAGAAAATAGGTCAGGAGCTAGCCGTCATTGTTCGCCACCTGATGCAACGCTTTGCCGTTCCCAGTGACGCACGCGAGTTGTTACAGGCACAGCAAAATTCCGATGAAGCATTGGAGATAAAGCGCAGTGCAGATCCATTAGTGGATTTCTGCGGTTACCTGCTGGCAGTCAGCACACCAAACGGCCTTTATATTGGGAACGCCAACATTATTCCAGCCAACCCGCGCAAGTATCTCTATCACGCGTACCTATCGTTTATGGAAGCAAGAGGCCATCAACGCCCTATGACCCTGACGGCCTTTGGTCGGGCTGTACCGCAAACGCTGAAAGAATATGAGATTGAATTCATGAAGCGAAAGACCAATCAGGGAATGCAGACTAACCTCACGTTAAACGATGACAGTGAGGCGGATTGGTTGCCGAAGTGCGAAAGATAATTTAATTCTCACCGCCTCAGATGATAATGAGGCGGTGAGAATTTCATATCTACAGAAGCTGTATTTTTGCATCAACTCCAGCATGTTCTCTTAAAAGATAAATTAAACCACCACCATCAATTAATTCTATAGGTTTATCTTTACAGAAATTATAAGCATCTTTGCCATATTTACTAGTGCAAACCAAGATTCCTTTATTTGCACCTTCATTCATCATGGTTCCATAAAGATCTCGTACGGCACTTACACCTACAGTATCTTTATATCTTTTAGCTTGAATGACAACTTTCCCACCAAGTATAGGTCTTGTATCAAACGCTATTGCATCAACCCCGCCATCTTTAGTACCTCGGGTTAGTTTGGTATCTAATCCCATCTGCGAAAAAAGATTTGAAACTAAAACCTCGAACTCCCCAGGGGATAAATCCATAAGATTAGGACGCGATTCTAATCCAGATAAAGCATCACCCTGCTCAATAAATCTCTTATCTACCATATTAAATTCTATAATAGGCTTAATTGCTTGAAGCTCTTCAGGATGATTAGATACTTGAGCACCAAGACTACGAAGGCAAGCTACCTTATCTATTCGGTCTAATTTTATAGCCATAAACTCTTCTTTGAAAGCTCTAACAGATACGACATTTACATTGATATCATGCCCACTAGTTGGGTCGATCGTATCGAGCACCCCATTGAATACTACTGATAATATAGCACCAGCCTGATCAGCCTCAAAAATCTCATGTAATGTACGCAAAGCAATTGCAGCTATAATATCTTGATATAGCTTATTTATTTCAGATGGCTTTCTTAATTTTGAAGTTATCGCATCACGCGTCTTAATATATTTGTATTCTAAATCCTTTGGGATAACATCGATACTAGGTATGAAATACTCTATTACTAATTCCTTGTTTGCAATTGTATAGGCAAGACGGAAATTTTGTTGAAATCCATCTTGCGGATACTCAGAGCGAGTAAGAACCATTTCGCAGTAATTTTTAACGGATAGTTCATCTCCAGAAAAATAACTTATTTCAAACTCATCAATATCTTCATTATGCCGATTCACCTCATCAAGATATCTATTTTTCTCTCGTAAATATTCATTTTTCATCTCTTCGATTTTCTGGCTTTTTTCTTTTTCTTTAGAAATATACTCTTTCATTTCAATTTCTAATTTCTTCTCAGCCAACTCTACTTTCGAATTGTATTTTTTACCCGCACCAGGTATTAACTTTCTCCATCCCATCGGCATAGGTACGAAATCTATTATCGGGCTACTGTCGGGTAAAAGATGGCTCGGTGTCTGAAATTTTTTAAAACTAGGTACCATTTTTAAACTTGAAAAATCAATAGAATCATCATGATTTAAAGTGTGTTCTAAAATGCCAGATAATTCAGAGATTGTTTCAACCAAATCAGAATTAAGATCGTTAACCTCCTCTATTCTATCTTCTAAATACATTACTTTAGCAAGTTTATCTGCCTCCTTTTGCTCACGAATTAACTGTTTTTCTTCACGCACGTATTGTGCATATTCTTGTCTGTTCTGCCTTTCTACACGCCTAGCTTCAGCGGCATGGCTTCTCAGAGATCTTTTATTTTCACGGTCAATTGCCGCAGCAGCCCTAACCGAAGCCCTCAAAAAACCCTCAAAACCGGATCTACGCCCCATTTTATGTCCTTAAATTAGTTTAGCGCTTTTACTGTGTATAAATGATAACAAACAATTTTTTCATAATAGGCGAAGTCATGAACCAAAAATACCTTTTGGGTTCATCGTGAATAGAAGTGAAGGCTATGAAATGACTTAAAAAAATTAACCAACTGAAAAAAAAGAGTTTTCTATAAGAGTGAACACTGTGACCAGTTTTTCTATAAATCTTTTTGTATCGCGTAGGCTAGTCAGAGGCACCCTACTCAAAGCGTTCAAAATATGAACATAACGAAGCACGATTATCTGCATTGGTATACGTTTAGGTATACACCACAAATCTGAATTCGTAATTAATTAGTTAAAACATTAAGTTAGCTAATTCCCTCAACTTCCCCCAGCCCACCAAATAATGATCCGGTTATTACCAGATAAGTCCGGAGAAGTCCTGAAAGCCCGCATCCCTTCTAGGTTTGCGGGCTTTTTTGTGTCTGTAGAAGTCCGAGATCGAGA